CTTTTGTCCAATATCAAGGACGAAGAAAACCACGACCTTGCTCTCGGTTACATCGCCAACGCTATCGGCGTTGATGAAAAAGCTGAAGCCGAAGCCAAGAAACTACGTGACGCCTGGATTGCTCATCCAGATCACACGCTCCTCAAGGCACTTGTTGCCGAGCGTGCTATTTTCTTTGTGCTCCTCCCATTCTTCAGATTTAACGGTGATGCTGGTCTCAGAACAGTAAGTGCAGACATTAGTCGTGATGAGCAAGTACATGTGGCAACGAATAGCTTGGTATGTACTGAGCTTGGTCTCTCTTGGAGTCCTTCTCTCGATAAGCTCAGGAAGGCAACCATTAATTGGGTAATTGAACCCCTAGGTAGAAGTACCTCCAATAAATATTTGGATAAAAAATTTTGGCTGGATTCCAGCGATAGCTTGATGTATCAAGGAAAAGCACCTGAGCTTTCTGACACACGTCGAGCACGAATGCCAGCGTTCTTTGAACATGCAAACCCCAATCTCCCTCAATATGCTTGAGGTCTCCGGACTTCAACTTAATGTTCTTCTCCAGCAATTGGAAGAGAATTTCCCACCACTTAATCCCCACCCGGATGATCCAACTAATCTCATAATGTACCGCTCGGGTCAACGTTCTGTTGTCGAGTGGATTCAACACCGACTTAACGAAGAGAACAATGGCTCCTAAGAAACAAAAAGCTGAAGTAAAAAAGGCTATTAAAGAAGTAGCTTCCGGTGGAGTAACTAAGCAAGAACTCCAACAAATTTCTAAGCAAACTGGTTCAACCGCTCAGCAGATTGTCCAGCAAATGGACATTATCAATAGGAATGTCAAGCAAGCTGGTGGTGAACCAACTATTGCTTTGAATTCCGGTGCTGCTAATATGCTTATTAAGCAGGCAGAAAAGCAGCCTCAATCAGGCTATGATGCTTACCTAAGCGCACTGACTGGTAAGCCGGCATATGGAACAGGTCAAATTGGGAAAACCATTCAAAGTATGATTGGTTCGCCTGGAATGTTTGGTGAGCAGCCCACCCCCGGTACTGGTATGATGATTGGCGGTACTATGATTCGTCCTGGTGGACGGGTTGCAGTTCGTCCTATGGGAGCTGCCCCTGCTATTGCTGAAACGGTAGCACCAACAGATACTACTGGTGGTGGTGGGGAAACTACTGGTGGTGATATGACTGGTGGCGAACAGTTTGACTACCAATCTATTCTGGATGCACTGGCTGGCCTGCAGCAGCCTGAGTTTGATATGTCAGCTTTGACTGATATGTTCAACACTCAGTTTGAGCAGCTTCAATCCCAGTTCCAAACTAACAAACCTCTCCAGCTTGCCCAACTTGGCCGTGCCTATGGTGGTGATGCTATCCGTGCTCGCCAGCGTATGCGTAAGACTACCCGTGACTATCGTCGTAGCCTTCCCAGTGCAGCTCTTGGTCAAGCTATTGCTAACCTTGCTATCGGTGGAGGCTTGACTCTGTAATGTCTGCTAAAGAACGTTACGATTTATTGTACGGTGATCGCACTCAATACCTAAACATTGCACGTAGAGCAGCCGATCTCACCTTGCCATATATTATCCGTGATGATGAGGAGGATTACAAAAGCGCTCGACCTTTGCCATCTCCTTGGCAATCAGTGGGCGCTAAAGGTGTAGTTACTCTGAGTTCAAAACTGATGCTTGCATTGCTCCCTCCACAAACCAGCTTCTTTAAGTTGCAAGTGGATGAGACAATGCTTGGTCAGGAATACGGACCTGGCATTAAATCAGAACTTGATCTGGCTTTTGCTAAGATCGAGCGTACCATCATGGAATCAATTGCTGCTAGTGATGATCGTGTCGTTGTACACCAAGCACTGAAGCATTTGGTTGTTGCTGGTAATGCTCTGATTTATATGGGCAAGGATGGTCTTCGGATGTATCCTCTCAATCGCTATGTTGTAGACAGAGATGGCGACGGTAACGTCATTGAAATTGTAACCAAAGAACGAGTATCTCGCAAACTTCTTGAAGGTGTTATCCCTGAGAAAAAACCAAATGAAGCTGGATTAGACAAGCGTCGTGATCGTGATGAAGTAGACATCTACACACACGTCCGTCGTGATAACAACCGTTTCATTTGGCATCAAGAAGTTGATGATGTTGTTATTCCTAAGTCCTTTGGTAAGGCACCGCTTGACGCTAACCCTTGGCTTGCCCTCCGATTCAATTCGGTAGACGGTGAGATGTATGGGCGTGGTAGAGTGGAGGAGTTCATCGGAGATCTACGCTCCCTTGAAGCACTCTCTCAGGCGCTCGTAGAAGGCTCTGCAGCAGCCGCTAAGGTTGTCTTCGTAGTGTCACCCTCCAGCACTACCAAACCCCAGACCCTGGCCGCTGCAGGCAACGGTGCGATCATTCAAGGAAGACCTGATGACATTGGTGTTGTTCAAGTTGGTAAAACTGCTGACTTTAGAACTGCCTATGAGATGGCATTGCAGCTTGAGCGTCGCATCTCTGATGCCTTCCTCATCCTGAATGTTCGTCAATCGGAGCGCACAACTGCTGAAGAAGTGCGTATGACACAACTCGAATTGGAACAGCAACTTGGTGGTCTATTCAGTATGCTTACTGTTGACTTCCTTGTTCCTTATCTGAATCGTAAGTTGAACGTCTTCCAAAAGACTGGGGAGATCCCCCGCATTCCCAAGGGTATTGTCAAACCTACCATTGTGGCAGGTATCAATGCTTTGGGTCGTGGTCAAGATCGGGAAAGCCTTAGTGCCTTCCTGATGACTATCGCACAAACAATGGGTCCGCAGGCTATCCAAACCTTCGTTAACCCTGAAGATGTTATCAAGCGTCTGGCGGCTTCTCAAGGTATTGATGTACTCAACCTTGTTAAGTCGATGCAAGATGTACAAGCTGAGCAAGCACAAGCAATGCAGCAACAGCAGCAACTTGAACTTGTTAAGCAAGCTGGTCAGCTAGCATCTGCTCCTGTGAATGATCCATCCAAATATCAACAACCAAATGAGCAACCAACCCAGCCGCAATAGTCGGCGTAAGCCTACACAAATTGAACCTGAAAGGGATGTACGTGAAGTAGAACATCCACCTACTGAAAAACCTGTACTTAAGGTAGAGACCCCTAAACCAAATAAGTACGAACCTAAGGTCAAGCTTGGTACCCCCACGCTTGGCCGTTCACCCAACTACGTAACTAAAGTTGGTCTTGGAAATCTTACAGTAACTACTGCACATGGCAACTCTGACGTATGATCCGACCCCTGCGGATCAACCGGAGTTCAATGAAGCTGGGCAAGAGCTTCTTG